CTGTACTATTATAAGCTACAGCAGGAAATTGAACTTCAGAATATGTTACAGCTCCTCCAACAGGCAAAACATCTATAGTATTATTTTCAATAAAATATACTGGGTCTGTAACAGTAGCGTAATTCATATCATCTGGGTCACTATACCTTCCTTTATGAAATGGTTCTATTTTTCTACATGGTTGATTAATATCCCCATCATTTCTAAATACAGTTAATATTTTACCCGTATTTAAAGTATCTGCAGTTCCCGATGTAAATGTTTGATTACTTGCACAAAGATGTAATAATCTAGTAGGTAATGCTTTTATAACTTCCTTTGCTGAATCAGTAAGCCATTGAGTTGCATGAACTCTATGTGTTTCTCCAG